CTGGAACCCAACTTAAATTAGGCACGATTGCCGGAAATCGTTATATGCCAGATGCAGATTTCCAAACCGTGATGTCAGATGCAACCCACATCACATTCATCTTTGTTGACACCACTGGAGGCACTCACAATATAACACCAAGTGCAAGAACCTTTGCCGAAGCAGATTCAAAGGGTGCAGTTGTATTCACAAAAGATGCAATCTGCACCACACCAAATGTGAAAACCTTTACCACAACTGGTCTACAACAATTTCAGCTACCATCTGCGAACAATGTATCACAGATTTGGCATAATGAAGATACTGGATCTGATCTTACAGGAGCGGATTTCTCTTACTTTGGTATTCCGGCCGGTGAGGGAAAGGTTGTTCACGAGAGCCAGAGTTCCGTGGGGTTCAATCAAGTTTCTAATCAAGGCGGTACAGTAGTTGGTTCATCAAGAGAATATACTGCCGCCACTATGCAGATTTGGGTCACGAACTCAGGCGTTGCTCCGGTGCTATCATGATGCTATCATTCGCAGACACATTAACAGAACAAAATCACGCAAAAACAAACCACAGATACGCGGAGGGATAAATGGGCGCGTCAAGATTTTTAAATAACGAAGGTATTTGGATCGCTCGAGGCGAAGTCACAAATACATCTCACATCAATAAGTTTGGTTTCACTGGTACAGATGTCAACGGTACTGCGACAGTGTACGATGCGAATGGAACTACAGCATTGTATCCTTATCCTGCGGATGATGTTGTGTCGATTACGTCTTCCGCAAACTCTGGAGCCGCAGTAGAAATTCAGGGTCTTGATGCAAATTATAATCTCGTGACTGAGAACATCAACATTGGTTCTACAGGATCGGTCACATTCTCTCGTGTATTTCGTGCACGAATGATTGATACTCTGAACACTGCCAATGTGGTGATCAATGTTGGAGGTAACCTTGCCGCAACGATTCTCGCAAATAACGGTCAGACACTCATGGCTGTATACACGGTTCCTGCCGATAAGACTGCATACCTTGTCAAGTTTCAGGGAAGTATGGACAAGTCAAATGCATCGGTAAAGTTCAAGTTGTTCTCAAGACCATCGGGTGGTACATTTAACCTCAAGGGTCAGTGGGGAACTCAGGGTGGTAACTCAGTCAACTACGACTATCCAGTGCCGTTAGAGTTTACAGAAAAGACTGATATTAAAATTGATGTCACGACGGGTGCCGCAGTAGGTTGTGGTGCAATCTTTGATCTGGTATTGGTAGACAAGTAATGGAATTCCTAGACTTCATCACAGAACAGAAGAACACTCATATGACCCATATTGAGGATAAGGTTCTCTATGGCGGTGTGAACGGTACACGACAGGCCATCAATGCACTACGTGAGTTGCGTAACATGTTGGCGGGTAAGAAAGAGGCCGGAGTCTCCGTGAAGTGGGATGGTGCGCCTGCGATCTTTGCAGGTATCGATCCCCGTGATGGAGAGTTCTTTGTTGCCAAGAAAGGTATCTTCAACAAGAACCCCAAGGTCTACAAGACTGCCTCAGAAGTAGATGCAGACACGTCGGGTGACCTTGCAATGAAACTCAAGGACGCTCTTAGGTATCTACCAGATCTTGGAATCAAAGGTGTCATACAGGGCGACTTCTTGTTTGGTCGCGGTGATCTAGGAACTAAGACAATCGATGGACAGACCTATACCACATTCCATCCCAACACAATCGTCTATGCGATACCCAAGGGACAAGATGCGGAAGTCAAGTCTGCAAAGATCGGTATCGTATGGCACACTACTTACACGGGTCGATCGTTTGAAACCATGAAGGCATCATACGGTGTGAACGTTTCAGGCCTGAAGAAATCCAAGAACGTGTGGTCTCAGGATGCCATGTTACGTGACGTTCGAGGCGCTACCATGTCATCAAGAGAAACGGAGAATGTCAATGCAATTCTTTCAGAAATTGGAACATTATTTAACGCTATATCTGGATCTACTTTACGTGAACTCGAGCAGAACCAATCCTTGGCTCAGCATATCGAACAGTTCAACAACACCTACGTGCGAAAGGGACAACGAATCAAAGACCCCAAGCAACACGCTCGTAGACTGATCACTTGGATCAAGTCTAAGTATCTAAAAGAAATATCCGCACGAAAAACTCCAAAGGGTAAACAGGGGCAACGTGATAAGATGAATGCGCTGTTGGATTTTTTCAGTACGAAGAATCTACAAAATCTAGAAAAAATGTTTCATTTACAAAAATTAATCGTAGATGCAAAATTAATTCTTATAAATAATCTTAACAAGATCGGTTCTCTTGAAACTTTTGTGAAGACTAGCAAGGGATACAAGACAACTGGTCAAGAAGGTTATGTAGCAATTGACACGCTAGGTGGTGACGCGGTGAAACTGGTTGATCGTATGGAGTTTTCCTACAACAACTTTTCACCCGATATTTTGAAGGGATGGCAGAAACCAAGTAGGAGATAGGACGTGGCACAACCACTTTCTTTTAAAGATTTTATAGCAGTAGATTACACACAGACAGGAGACGATCTTCTTGCGTATCAGGCGCACAAGAGGCATCGTGGTACTATCGGTGAGGCAATCTCTCTTCAAGGCCGTCGTGCACTCTCTCGTGCAATGAAACGACGCAAAAACCAACTCGCATTGGCACGCCGTCGCAATCGACAGAAGACTGCTGGACAGAGTCGTTTACAGACTCGATCTACCCGTCAAGCGCGTAACCAACTATTCAAAAGATTCTCTGGTGGCAAATCAAGAGGATCACTCACTCCCACCCGTCGTGCTGGTATCGAAAAGAAGGTTCAATCCATGCAAGGTCGTATCAAGGCCATTGCACGTAAGATCCTACCGGATGTCCGTAAAGCTGATAAATCGCGAAGAGGGTAATCGATTGAGTAACGTACCAACTTTTAAACGATATCTGGTTGAGGAGACTAAAGAAGTCTTCTTCACCTTTGGTCGTATGAATCCCCCTACGATAGGCCATGGCAAGTTAATGAATGTCATGTCCACCAAGGCGGGATCGAACGCATACAAGGTCTACTTGTCTCAGTCGCAAGACGCACGTAAGAACCCCTTGACCTACGATCAGAAAATCAAGCACGCTCGTAAAATGTTTCCAAAACATGCTAGATCAATTATCAAGGACAAGAAACTACGTAATGTCTTTGAGGTTGCATCGTCACTCTACGATCAAGGATTCAATCGAGTCACAATGGTTGTGGGTGCAGATCGTATTACAGAGTTTAAAACCCTTTTAGAAAAGTACAACGGTGTTAAAGGCCGTCACGGTTTCTATAACTTTGAGAAGATTAACATCGTCTCTGCTGGTGACCGTGATCCAGATTCTGAAGGCGTAGAAGGCATGTCTGCATCGAAACAACGTGAGAATGCATCCAAGAATGATTTCACAACATTCTCACAAGGTGTGCCCCGAACAATGTCCAATCCAGACACCAAGAAGTTGTTCAATGACGTGCGTAGAGGAATGGGTCTCAAAGAGACAAAAGAATTCAAGAACAAAGTATCATTGGAGTCAGTTGGTGAAGTACGTGAAAGATATATTGAAGGAGATCTTTTCAATGAAGGAGATCGGGTCAGAACAAAAGCTGGCCGTACAGGGAGCATTCATCGCCTTGGGAGCAATTACGTTATCGTTGCTCTGGATGAGGGCCGTATTTCTCGCCATTGGTTAGAAGATGTAGAACTTGTCGAAGACACAATGGACGACATCAAGAGATTCTTCTCACGTCATAAAGACAGGGCGAAGTACGAGAAGGCAGTACGTCTCTTTTTGGACATGCGTCGTAAACAGCCTGGTCAGTCCAACAAATTGTTGCACAAGGTCGCACAGATGACGAACCTTGACATCCGCACCATCGATAAGACGCTACGTGACATGGTCAAGATGGGTGCAATGCCAAAACATCTACTCAACTATCCTTCATTACAACGTGAGGGTGCACTGACCGCAGAACGTGATCACAAACCCGCACCTGAGTGGGGTACGCCTGCGTCGACTAAGAAAGCGAAAAAGATGACTCCCAACGAGGCAAAGGCCGCAGACGAAGTTGACAATGCACGAAAGGTTATTGATCGTGAACAGGAAAGAGACAAAGAAAAGTTTACCTCAATGATCAAACGTGCACGTCTTGCTCGCGCTCGACGTAAGAACCGTGAAGACGATGTCACAACAGAAGCATGTGGTGACAAGATGAATGGTGTCAAGTTCAATCCAAAAGATATGGCAACGTTTCGAAAAAGAAACACTGAGGGTGCGAAGAACCCCGTTGCAAAGAACATGAACAAGTTTAACAAACCCGCAACGCACAAGGATAAAAAGAAAGATGCGAAGCGTGGATACCAGAAACACAAGGGTAATTTAGATGGCTAGGGATTACAAGAAAGAATATGCCAACTATCACTCGCGCCCCGATCAGATTAAGAGACGTGCCGCTCGTAATGCGGCACGTCGTGCAATGAGTGGTCGGAAAGAACTGACTGACGAAAAAGATGTGCATCACAAGGATAACAACCCGATGAACAACGACAAGTCCAATCTGTCGATTGTCACCAAACACTACAACCGTCGTGAACCACGACTCCGCGTAGAAGATCTGCGTAAGTGGTTCGGTAAGGGCAAGAAAGGTGATTGGGTTCGAGTCGGCACCGATGGTGAGATCAAAGGTGATTGTGCACGAGAACCGGGCGAAGGTAAACCCAAGTGTATGCCTCGTTCAAAGGCACATTCAATGGACAAGAAGGATCGTGCATCTTCAGCACGACGTAAGAGAAGAGCAGATCCAAGTGTGGATAGGCCTGGGACTGGGAACAAACCCATCATGGTAAAGACTGACAAAAAGGAATCAGTGATGCACGAAGACGTTAACATGAAAAATGTCGACAAGCTCAAGGCCGCTGCAAGAGACTTTGGTAAAAACAGAGACATAAACTCCAAGTCAATCGAAGATGCATTGATGACGATTGTGCAGTCAATGAGGGTTTTGGACAAAAGCACTTCTGGACGAGCTGATGTCAAACACGAAAAAATTATTAGTAAACAAATAGTTCGAATCAATAACATCATCAACAAAACTAATTATGGCAAAACGGGTCAATCAGAAGAAGGTAAAGAGATAGTAAAAATTCTCAACAAACACAAACTCAATGGCCCAAGAGGGTTCCACAAAGTAATTTACGAAGGGGTAGAAATGAACGAAGCGTCGAAGGTTCCCGCAGGGATGAAATTCATTGCTTCCTATGTTTACAAGGATGCGAATGGTAAAGATCACACTCACCGTCATCTCCGCAAAGGCACTAAGATGACTGACCCTGTTGTTGTTTACATTGACGATAAAGAATGGAAGACTTTTCAATCATTTACCAAGGCAAAGCAAGCTGCCATCAGTCACATCAAGAGTATGAAAGAGTCAGTAGAAATGAACGATGATGGTTGGGTTGTAGTTGGAAAGGGTAGAAAGCCCGTTCGGTTTTTGAAGAATCCCAAAAATAATAAAGCACCTCGCAACTGGCAAAAATCTTCTGACGAAACAGAAGTAATACGAGTGAGTAAAGCCAAGCAGATGGGTATAATTAAGAAAGAGTCAGTCGATCTCGAAGAAGAGAACAAGATCTTCTTTGTAAAGGTAGGTGACGGTCGTGATTCTATGACTGTCAAAACCAAGGCAAGAAACAGTCGTGAAGCATTGAAGAAGATGCGATCTGAACATCCAAAATCTAGGGTTTCATTAGACATTAATCAGAAACAAGGTCAACCTGCTGGTGCACTTGAATCAGTCGATCTCGAAGAGAAGAATGTACCAACAAACCCCGCACTTTGGGCGAAGATGAAGGCACAAGCAAAAGCAAAATTCGATGTCTATCCCTCAGCATACGCAAACGGATGGGCTGCAAAGAAATACAAGGCCGCCGGTGGTGGTTGGAAAACTACTAAGGAGAGTACGGAAATGAAATCATTCTGGGACATTCGTGAGTCCGTTGAAATGAACGAAGAGTTTGTAGTCAAGTACGCAAAGAACAAGCGCGGACCAATCTACCAGACTAAGTTTAAGACCCAACCAGAAGCTGAGAAGTTCCTCGCTCAGAAGAGAAAGGAAGGTATGAACGGTATCGTCTCTAAGGCAGGTAAACCTGTTTCTATGCAGAAGATGAAAGACTTGCAGAAGTCATGAAAACCTTTCGAGACATTCGAGAAAAGAAACTCACACCTGCTGAGTTGAAGAAGAGAGAGAAGATCGCAAAGGCAATCGAACGGGACAATCCGGATTATCCAATGGCAAAGAAGATGGCCATTGCGACTGCGACTGCAAAGAAATCCGCATAAGTATAAATAAACCTATGAAAAGTTTTAAACAACATTGCAACGAAGCGACTTATCAGGGGAAGAAAGTTCCTCTGAACAAACCCATGCCAGGCGATGTGAAGAAGTCTAAAGTTTATGTTGATCCTGACGGGGATGGAAAAGCAAAGAAAGTGAACTTTGGTGATAAAAATATGACGATCAAGAAGAGTAATCCTGCTCGTCGTAAATCATTCAGGGCGAGACACAACTGCGACAATCCTGGCCCCAAGGACAAAGCACGCTATTGGTCGTGTAAGGCATGGTAACTAATATGGACATAGACAACAGGCTCGAACGTATCGAGAGTAAAGTTGATAAGATTACAGACGCAGTTCACGAGTTAACTACGTACACTGCAGTTATGGAAAATAGAACTAAGGATTTGGAAGTTCGTCGTCAAGAGTCATATGACCGACAGAACAAGTTCTCAGAGAAACTTGACCATGTGCATGATTGTATGCATGATGTCAAGTCAAAAACAGAATTATCCCATAAGTTGATATGGGGTGTTGGTAGTGTGCTTTTGGTTGCACTTGTCAACGAATTTGTTAATTTCATCTAATACGGAGAATAATGATGAACAACGATTTTTATAAGAACATTGCAGACGCACTGCAACAAATGGATGAGAAGAAAAAACTCGATCCAGTTGGTAAGGCCGATGCGGACATTGATAACGATGGAGATGTAGACTCTTCAGATGAGTATCTGCACAAGCGTCGTAAGGCAATCAAAAAAGATATGGCCAAAGAATCCGCAGATGAGATGGACGAATGTCCTGAGTGCGGTGGTTCAACTGAGAATCACGAACCAGACTGTTCTCGTGCAGAATCTTCTAAGAAGAAGAAGTTAGAAGACGATCTCGATTCTAAGTCTGTCGGTAAGGCACTCAAACATGATTGTGCATCACACGTAACTTCAGAACAGTGGGGTTATGGTGAGTGTATTTCAGGTCAGCACACACTCGAAGAACAAGAAGACGGTACTGCGATTGTGACTCACTATGACGTGATGTTCGAACATGGTATCGAAGAAAATGTGGCAGTTGAGGACTTGACGATTCTCCGCGAAAAGTCTCACATCCACGCTTCTAAGAAGAAAGTTGCAGAAGCAAAGCAACCTGATCAGTCTGGTGCAAAGAAAGAAAAGGCAATGGACAAGTTCAAGGGTGCTGGTGCAAAGAAGATGGCAACCGACAACAACGTTGAGAACCCCAAGCACGCAGAGATTACTCCCGAAGAAGAAGGTCATGATGATGCATCAAAGGCCGGTCGAGTAACAAAGCAGGCACCTTCTCGTGGTAACGACAATCTTGGAAACGGGGATAAGAAGCCCGTTAAATCTGGAGGTAAGTAATGGCATATCTAGGCCCCAAGGGATCTATCCCTACACATCGTGGTTGGGTTCACCCCAAGAGTGGTGAACTACTCAAGCGTCAGAAGTTAACTTCTGAGTTCATTGCAGAGTGGCACGGTCACACCACACCCGCTCCTGCTCCCGCACCAGAACCCGTAATGCAGACTCTTCACGAAGCACCAGTTGTTGAACGTGAAGTGACTGAGTCAGAAGTTCAGTGGCATGCTCCTGAAGAGACTGACGAAGTTGAGAGTGCACCGTCCCATGATACTCCCGCTTGGTGGAGTCGGTCGTAAGATCTTCTCATGGGTGAAGAATTAGAAAAAAAAGGATACCACCCAGCTGACGTTAACGGAGACGGTCATGTCAGTGAAGAAGAGTCACGCATGTATCTGGAATTCAAACGTAAAGAACTTGAAGACCAAGATGCAATGCGTGACGCACAACGTTCTATGGCATGGTTCGCCATGTGGGGAATGTTGATATATCCAGTAATGGTGGTAGCCGCCAACGTAGCAAATCTAGAGGATGCTGCGAGAATACTAGGTGACATGGCGGGTGTTTATTTCATCGCTGTCGCAGGTATTGTCGCGGCTTTCTTTGGTGCCCAAGCGTGGTCTGGTAAGAAGTAAGAACTAGATCACACTTTTATATTAAGTAATCACGCGATAATATCTAAATAATAACGCGACGTAACCCTTTCATAATAAATTTAAACTATTAGGATGATAAAATGAAATATTTTATTGCCCTCGTTATGGTTTTGTTTATTAACTCTGCGAATGCTCAGACTGAAACTATACCTGAAGTGCCTGATAATGTCCCAGTGACTAATCCGGTTGAAGAACCAGTTTCCCCTGACAACGATCAGAACGGCGATCTGAACAGCAACACACAAAATTCGAATAATAATAACCAGAGCACGACAAACATCGGTGCGGGTGCTGGTGCGCCTACGCCTGTGAATACTGCCATTGCCCCATCACTCATGTCAAGTGGAAGTGACTCGTGCCTACAGAGTAGGTCTGCGGGTGCACAACTGATTGACATCGGTATATCGGGTGGACAGTACAAACAGGATCAAGAGTGTAACCGGCGACGGGATGCTAAGGTCTTCAAGGATCTTGGTATGACCGTAGCTGCCGTGAGTCGTATGTGCCAGAATAATGATAACTGGCAGGCAATGTTTTTGTCGGGGACACCTTGTCCCATCCTTGTCAATGGCCGTATGGTCTTTGGTAAGAACGCGGTGTTGGTAATGAAGACCAACCCAGACGTTTATATTCCTGATTATAGCACAAGACCAAACTTTTACAACACTATCTTAGGAATAGGAGTTTCAAAAAATGAAACTAAACAAGACACTGATAGCATTAGCATTAGTGAGCGTTTCCGGACAAACTTTAGCGGAAGCTCAAAGTTGGACAACAATTGATAATCTAGTAAATGCGAGTGGCAATATTGTCACAACTTTTGACGGTGGCATCAAGGCCATCTCAGGAACATTGGAGTATGCTCACCAAGGTGGGATCATGCAAGATGGATCATTGTATCAACATCACATGAAACAAGATGATGTCGATGCATACAACTTGGCAGTCATGGATGCTTCGGTTGACAATTACTCGTTGACTGCGGCAGAGTATCTTGCAGAACAGGCAACACAAGCACAAGGCAATCTCGATGCAGCAGTTGATCAGTATGTGAATGCCGCAAGTATCTTTATCGAGGCAACTCGTATTTCAGATATGGCACAGACTGCACAAGAAACAGGTGATGCAAACCAAGCGCAGGCAGTTCAAAACTATATTAACGACAACAATGTTTTGATAACAACTGCAGATGTGACTGAATACAACGATGCACTGGATACCGTGGAACTCGCTGCAGAGACATGGGCAACCATCGAAGCAGTCTACCAGAACGGTGAGGCGGTTGCGGGATTACAGGCACAGGCAGATCAGTTAGGGTTTGACTTTGCAAACGCAGACGATCTGTTCCTTGATCGTTACAGTGAAATGACTCAGTCTGCGGCGATTATTTTTAATCATAACGCAATGGACGCTGCTATGATATTTGTGGATGTTCAATCTAACCTCAAGACCATCGAAGAGATGAACATGGCAGGTGAACAGGGTGGTTTCTATACTACTGGCCCAACTCAGAACCCATGTTTCTTTGACATGGAATCACCTGAGTGTACAACTGCACCATGAAACTAACACTCATCATGCGTGACGGCATCATCTGGAATGTAGAAGTTTCAGATGATGTCAAATACAAAGAGATCCTTGACGGAAAGATAGAGTTCTTGCCGGTCATCAAGGATGGTGTACATCAACTAGTCAATAAAGCAATGATCTTGGCAATACAAGAAAAGGATGGACATTATGTCACTTGAAGAAATGGAATTGAACGTGGGGGGAACCTCGTTTAAGGGTGTCTGGATAGCGGTGATCTTCTCATTCGCATCAACACTTGGAGGTGGCATCTGGGCCACCTCTGAGTTCTTCTCACGACTCGAAGCACTGGAAGAAAGTGTGGTGGAGTCTCAGAACAATACAAAGACCGTCGAACAACGGTTCGATGATCTACGGACATCGTGGACGGATGACAAGAAGACCATGTCATCTGACATCAAGGTTGCACAACAACAGATCCAAGATGCGGGTATCGATCAGTTGCAGGGCAAACTGGCCGAACTGGGTACCAACCTCGCCACGATCATGAATCGTCAACAAGAGTTGTTGGATTTAGCGGACGATGTAACTAACCTAGATAAGAGTGTGAATGACATGCAGAACACTGTACAACGTGCAGAAATGATCACACAAGAGGCACAAAAGTTGCAGTCCACGATAAATAGACATGGACAAGAGATTGATAAATTATGGGAGGGCTTGGATTTCCTAAGTAATCCCTACGGGAACTAAATGAAACTATTCGATGAATTAGATGATAAAAATTTTGAGTTATATGCCATTAGGAGTTACTACAATCCGACATGCATAGATCCCGATGAATTCTATGAGGATCTAAAACGTTTCAAATACGTAAAGAGGTTGATCACCCGATACAAGGATAACGGGAACCCGCCAGTAAATTTGTTACTAAACCACTTAGTCATTATCTTCAATGTGTTCGGCATCGAAGCCGGACTCAAGATGTTGGAACACAAGATTCCACTCATCGAAGATTGGGAGATAATAAAACCGTTCCTCATCTATCTCAAGATTATTGAAAATACTAAATATGTAAGTGTCCCTATGGACAATCGCATAGTTGAAGAACTGAGGAAAGTATAGATGTCATTAGCGAACCGCGCAGGTGATTTATATTACACGTTTCGATTTTTGAAAATGTTAACCACACCCTTTAATGAGACAGATGCCTTTAAGTTGGGCATCATCGATGAAAAGGGACAGCGCATCAAATCTAAACAGGTCAAGACCAGTGAAGAGAAAGATGCATATACAACGTTCCATCGTCTCGTGTTTAATATCAAGAAGTTGTTAGAGAGGTTGCCTGGCGGTGGAAGTCGTCTCGCATCATATGCCGCAGGCCTATTCCTGATCAAAGAAAAGTACGGACTATCAGACAACTCCATTAATAAGATCTTAGATAAGTCTGGTTTGGAAACACTCGACTTCATTTCAGAACAATCTGGATGGTACATCCTAGAGGACAAAGAACTTGCACAGGGTGTATATAAACTACGAGAAGACAAGTTAGAAACTCTACAGTGTCAAGATGTAGCTCGTGCAGGGGATACCATTCGAGTCAAAGAAGGGTGTATGCCAATCGGTAATCTATTCGGTCTGGATATCTACATGGTCGAACATATAAATAGCAGACAGTCTTTATACGTAACCGTTGGAGAGATCTACCGATGAAAGATTTTAAAACTTATGTGGAAGATGCCATGGCCGGAGTAACTACTGCGGCGGATGCAGGTATCCCCCACGACACCAAGGACATGGGTCCAAAGAAAAAGAAACACAAAGTGTTAACTCGAAGTTATATAGAAATAGCGGGCAAAAGAAAGCGCGTAGTACGATAATAGGAGATAGATTATGTTGAGCGGACTGTTGGGTTCCCTCGTGGGTTTTGGCGGAAGTGTCGTCCCCGCGATCACAGATTATTTTGGAAAGAAACAAGATCAGAAGTTTGAACTCTCAAAGATGGAAAAACGCGCTGAGTTAATGCAAGCGGGTTACACTCAAGAACTAGAAATGTTTGAACGACAGGCGAGTGACAAAGAACACGAACGTCTGATTCAACACGACATTTCAATCAATCAGGGTACCGGAATCATTGCAGGGTTGCAAAAATCCGTTCGTCCGGTCATAACCTATAGTTTTTTCGCATTGTTTGCAACGGTAGAAGTCACACTTCTCATGGAAGCAATCAAAATGGAGATGCCACTCAATGAGGCATTAGCTGTTCTTTGGGATGATGACACGAAGGCTATCTGGGCCGCGATAGTGTCTTTCTGGTTTGGTTCTCGTGCAATAGAGAAATCACGTTCACGTTTGTCCAAATAAGTATTGATTAATACCACTACATGTGGTATACTTTCATCTCATCAACACAAGGTAACAATAATGTCAGTGAAAATTGATAAGTCCCGTGACGCTCTATTAAAAGACTATGCAGTTGGGATGTTAAAAGATTTCTATCTCAATGATTATGAAGACTCCCCCCAAGAAGGTTACCGTCGTGCCGCGACTGCATGGTCTAACGGCGACGAAGAACTCGCACAAAGGTTGTACGACTATGTCTCAAAGAAATGGTTCATGTTCGCCTCGCCCGTCCTTAGTAACGCACCGAACGGTCATGGAAAGGGCAAGGGGATGCCGATCTCGTGCTTTCTTACGTATGTCCCTGATACTCTTGAGGGCCTTATTGATCATACTTCTGAGTTGCGCTGGCTTAGCGTTTATGGTGGTGGCGTCGGTGGTCACTGGAGTGATGTTCGCACAGTTTCCGATGTTGCTCCAGGCCCTATCCCATTCCTTCATACTGTAGACGCAGACATGATTGCCTATCGTCAAGGTAGGACACGTAAAGGATCATATGCGGCGTACATGGATGTGTCGCACCCCGACATCATCGAGTTCTTGAACATGCGTATTCCCACGGGTGACGTGCAACGCAAAGCACTCAACCTACACAACGCAATCAACATCACCGATGAGTTCATGCAGTGTGTCAAATACGGCGACTTCTTTGATTTGCGTGACCCCAAAGATGGATCAGTCAAAGACTCTGTTGATGCACGAAAACTATGGGAAAGAATTATTGAGGTGAGGTTCCGTACAGGTGAACCCTACCTAAACTTTATTGACACAGCGAACAATGCGTTACCTCAACCTCTCAAGGATCTGGGCCTACGCATCAACGGTTCTAATCTGTGCAATGAAATCCACCTACCCACGAGTGCGGAACGTACTGCGGTTTGTTGCCTTTCGTCTCTAAACTTGGAGTATTATGATGAATGGAAGGATACAACTATTGTCGGGGATCTTATTAGGATGCTTGATAACGTATTGCAGTACTTCATTGACAACGCACCTGACACAGTCTCCCGAGCAAAGTTCAGTGCAGAACGAGAACGGTCAATTGGTTTGGGAGCAATGGGTTTCCATTCCCTCTTACAAAAACACGGAGTTGCTTGGGAGTCTGACAAAGCAAGGGAAATCAACAGTGTTGTGTTCAGCCAAATCAATAGGGACGCAGTTGCAGAATCCGAACGCCTTGCCGAAGAACGAGGAGAGTATCCCGATGGCGTGGGTTCAGGTCGGAGAAACTCGCATCTTCTTGCTATTGCCCCCAACGCTTCATCCGGTGTTATACTGTCTACGTCCCCAAGCATCGAACCCTCAAAAGCGAATGCCTACACCCACCGAACAAGAGCAGGTAGCTTCCTCGTAAAGAATCCCTACCTTGAAGACTTGCTAGAAGAGAAGGGTGAGAACAACGAGAGTACATGGACATCGATCATTACCAACAAGGGTTCGGTACAACATCTACCGTTCCTCAACGAAGGTGAGAAGGCCATATTCAAGACTGCACAAGAACTTGATCAGATGTGGTTGGTCACTCATTCCGCAGACCGTCAACCCTATATCTGTCAAGGTCAGTCGGTCAATCTGTTCTTCCCTGCTGGCGCACAGAAGTCATATGTGAACAAGGTGCATCTTGCTGCGTGGTCGAAAGGTCTCAAGGGTCTATACTATCTCCGTACCGAAGCAAAGTCTCGTGCGGAGAACGTGAGTGAGAAGGTCGAACGAGTTGCGTTACAGGATGATCAACGTAGCATAGTTTATTCTAAAAAGAATTGTCCTTTCTGTGCCATGGCCATGGAAGAACTCAAGTTGCGTGGCATACCTTTTGACAAGGTTGATCTCGAAGAAATTGGCAAAACTGCCGCAGAAGTAACAGGTCGAAAGGTAAATACAGTACCACAAATTTATATTGAAGGTGAGTATGTGGGTGGTTATGATGACCTAATGGCAAAACTAAACAATACTCATGTCGAAGAATCCGAAGAATGCAGGGCTTGCGAGGGGTAAATGGAAAGACCAGAAGGTTTTAATAACGATTGGGGTAAACGTAGAGAACTCAAACCAATCGTTGGAATGTATGAAGGTCATGATTCGAGTATAGTTTTCTATCTACCGAAGACGGATGATTGGGTCATCTACGAACTAGAGAAAGTGACCGGAATAAAACATTTCTCTATGTCACGGGGATTCAAAAATTTATTTGAGAATGGACCATACACGGTAGCTGGGCCCTCAAACACCCCCAACAATGTAACCCAGGCCGTAAAAAAGTGTCTAGTCAATCTCAAGAAAGATTTCGGTATTGAGAATGATTTCCTTGTATTTCATGTGATGCCTATTCATGCATCAAGAAATGATAAAGAGGTGCAATTCGGAAATCAGGGATTTGATTACACAGTGTTAAACTGTCCTAGTTATCATCGAGCTCGGATGAATCACCATGAAGGTCATACATGGGGAGCATACATGACTTGCCCTTGGTCATCTGCGGCAATATTGTCTTGGGATGCAGGTGGTGACAGTACCACGATGATGTTCAGTAAGATCAAAGATGGTTACATACAAAAACGAACAGAGTATCCGATTGCTCGTGTTAGTTATATGTGGCAGATGCTTGGAATGATGATGGAAATCATTGTCAAAACTAAAAACGCATTAGACTATGCGGGTAAGATGATGGGACTTTCTGCATACGGTAAGGTACATGCAGAGAAAGCCAAGGAGATGATGCCTGAGATTAAACGGTTGATGACCACACAGAGGATGAAACAACACGCAAGACAGTACTCTAAAGATTTGTGTGCTCTTCACTTCCCGTATTTTAAAGAGACTGGTACCTTGAACGATGAAGATTCTGCGATCCTTTGTTATGCGATTCAGAAGACAACCGAAGAAATTGTTATTGAAATGATACGAGATGAGTTCCTTGACGACATACACGAGATGGACAGTCAGTTAATCATCACCGGCGGTACTGCAATGAACATCCTTGCAAACGAGGCCATTAAGGAAGCATTTCCCGACATAAAGGTATTTGTTCCTTGCAATCCGAGCGACGATGGTATATCATGTGGCTTACTTGAACGAGAAAAGGATTTCTTAATATGGGATGAGTTTCTAGATCGTATGATACGGGGTTGGGACTTTAAATACAAAGGACCATATCTCATGGATCACCACCATATCGATGTATGGCGGCATGAACGTGGTGCAAATGAAACGAGTATGAAAGAAGTTGCTTCGTTATTAAAACAAGGTAAGATCATTGGTTTTCTGAATGGTCGAAGCGAAGTGGGACCAAGATCATTAGGCAATCGTTCTATTCTGTGTGACCCGTCACAACCGAATATGAAAGACACATTGAATGCTAAGGTGAAATTTCGTGAGTGGTTTCGGCCGTTTGCACCGATGTGTAAACTAGAAGATGCTGATACATACTTCGATTCCCGTGATTATGAGTTCATGGATGCGATGCAGTTTGGTATAAAAGTAAAACCAGAATGGCAAGACCATCTAACGGAGATTACACACGAGGACGGCACGGCTAGATTACAGGTCGTCACTCCCGAATCAAATCCAGTAGTTTACGAATTACTTGATGAGTTTGGAGGAGTGTTACTCAATACATCTTTTAATGTTCAGGGCAAACCTATACTTAACACTATAGGTGAAGCAATGCTTATTTTAGACAAAACAGAATTAGACTATGTGGTGATTGTACATAAAGATACAGGCATTCCATATCTATTCAAACCAAGAAATTAAGGAGACATAGTGTCACTGCTAGATTTTTCACAAACATATAAACCATTCCAATACCCTTGGGCTGTTGAACTTTCTAAGAAACATGAAGAGGTTCATTGGATCGAAGATGAGGCGGAGTTAAGTGAAGATGTTCAAGACTGGAAAACCAAACTCACCGGAGACGAAAAAGAATTCATCACACAAGTGTTGCGGTTGTTTACTCAATCGGACGTTCAGGTGGGTGAAAACTATCACGAACTTCTCATCCCCAAATTCAAGAACAACGAAGTGCGTAATATGCTTAGTTCGTTCGCCGGCCGAGAGGCAGTACATCAACGAGCGTATGCACTTCTCAATGACACGCTCGGTCTTCCGGATGAAGAATACCACATGTTCATGGAAATTACCGAAATGGCTAACAAGGTTGATTTCATGAAGGAAGGCGACACATCTACGCATACAGGTCTGGCCCTTGCACTGGCACAGTCTGTATTCAACGAGGGCATGTCTTTGTTCAGTTCCTTTGTCATGTTACTCAATTTTCAACGCTTCGGTAAGATGAAGGGCATGGGTACTATCGTCGAGTGGTCTATCCGTGACGAAACCTTACACGTACAGGGCAACGCAAAGTTGTTCCGTACATTCTGTGAAGAACATCCCCGCATTGTCAATGATGAACTCAAGAGTAAGATATATACAATGGCAAAGAATGCAGTAGAACTCGAAGACAAGTTTATTAATCTGGCATTCAAGGGGAATGAAGTTGAAGGGCTCACAAAGGAAGAAGTACGACGTTATATTCGTCATATTGCTGACCGTCGTCTTCTTCAACTTGGTCTACGAACCAAGTTCCGACAGAAAGACAACCCCTTACCGTGGCTTGATTGGGTTCTCAACGGCGCATCCCACGATAACTTCTTCGAGAAAAGAGTAACAGAATACTCCGTAGTCGGTATGGAAGGCGATTGGGGGTGGAACGAGGTAGCATGAATGTATGTAGAACCCGAAGAATACGAATACGATCTATCGTGTGACGTATGTGAAAGTGAATTAACACTAGTTGTAAAAGACGGTAACGCAGAGTTACCAACGCACTGTCCCATGTGCGGTACCCCACAAGAAGGTGGGGAATGGGGATGACAGATTCCGATTGGTACGGAAGAGCCATAGACCCCCAGCCCACTACAGAGTGGGTCTGGGCCGGTCGCCCCTTTGATCCTGACGACGAATACCTAAAAGACTATGTCGGGTTTGTTTACCTCATAACAGAACGTGATACTGGCAAAATGTATGTCGGTAAAAAGAACTTCTGGTCAACTCGAAAACTCCCACCCCTCAAAGGAAAGAAACGTAAGAGAATTGTCACTAAGCAATCCGACTGGCGTGACTACGTTGGGTCAAATGAGGCTCTCAAACTCCTTGTCGAAGAGAAGGGCCTTGGACAGTACGAAAGACGTATCCTCAAACTATGTAAGAGTAAGGGTGAGTTGTCCTACGCAGAATTAGAAGAACAAATCAAGAGACGGGTGTTGTTTGATGATAAATATTATAATGGTATTATACAGGTAAGAATCTCATCTCGACATCTTGGAATTAATAAATAACTCTATACATTTAATTGAGGTCTGACAGTGTTACGGTTCGAACAATTTCTAAATGAGGGTGTCGATGACCCCGCAATCTTCAAGGCAGTATTCCTTGCAGGTGGGCCTGGTTCTGGTAAGTCATTCATCGTGGGTAGGACGGGTCTCCCATCATTGGGTTATAAGGTCATCAACTCAGACACTGCATTTGAGTTCTTACTCAATAAAAACAACATACCCATGACACCGGACGGTATTTTCTCGCCCAAGGGACAAGAGGTTCGGGGAAGAGCAAAGAAACTGACCAACATAAAACAACATCGTCTCATGGTTGGTCGTCTTGGTCTGGTTATTGATGGTACAGGCAAAGACATTGCTAAAATAAAAACCGCAAGAAAGAATCTTGAAATAGCAGGTTACGATACCGCCATGATCTTTGTCAACACAGATGAACAAACTGCACTGAAGCGTAACCGTATGCGAGCAAGAACCCTTCCTGACGATCAAGTCTCCAAGATGTGGAAAACGATTCAAAACAACATCGGTGAGTTCCAGACGATCTTTGGCAAAGAGAACATGTTGATCGTAGACAACAGTGAAGGCAAGGATTACGTCAAAGAGACACAACGGGCGTACAAAGACATTCGAAAGTTTACGACTTCACCGATCAAGAACACTAAACACAAAAAGTATCTGGATCGTATGGTCATGCAAAAGAAACGTGACATGGATGCGATGCGTAAATAACACTTGACAACCCGACTACATATGTGTATAATGAGCTACAACGCGATAAGGAAATATTATGGCATTTAAGAACACCCTAGATGTATATGAAATTCTAGAAAAGGCAGCCAAGAAACGTGCCAAGAAAGATAAGATTGCAATACTGCAGCAGCATTCAAAGGTATGGGCCTTGAGAGATATTCTGCAAGGCACTTTATCAGAAAGTATCCAGTGGAACCTTCCAGCTGGCAGAGTCCCTTACACTCCAGCAGATGAGTCATCACATCCCGCTTCACTCCATAAAGAGCATCTGAAGTTTAAATACTTCGTTAAAGGTCTCAGAGAGAGTTCGCGTCTTCCCGCAGTCAAACGAGAAAAACTATTTATCGACATGTGTGAGTCGGTACATCCGCGTGATGCGGAGTTACTTGTGGCTATGATAAACAAAGAACCACCAAAAGGATTGAGCAAACAATTAGTTAAGGAGGCATTTCCAGATCTTTTGTAATGATGATTCCCGTCAATTAAAATAAGGAGAGTACATGGTTCAAACGAATCAGTTAGAAAGACTTAGAAAAGACTCGCAAGAGTTGGGACATTATATACATAAACTAAACAAACGGGGGAAAGCAGATATTGCACACAAAGTTGCTAAACGACAATTGTTTTTAGAAACTGCAATATCGCAAGCAGAAACTCGACTAAGGGGGTGATCCTTATCTGGAACTGGCCCTCTAGATTGAGGGCCTTTTTCATTTACTGGAATTACATTTATGCCAACATATGATTTAAAGAACACAGAGACAGGGGAAGTAAAAGAGTTCCTGATCTCTATCTCCAAGAAAGAAGAGATGGTCGAATCTGGAGAGTGGACTCAAGTCCATACAGGCGTACCAGATCTAGTATCCCACACAGGCTCAGTTCTGAGCAAGACATCCGGAGATTGGAAAAATAAACTCGATCAGATTAAGAAACAGGCCGGCGGTAATTCGGGTCTGTCTGCAGAGAAAAAACGTAAGTACGGTTTCGTTGACAACTCGATACATAACTAGATGAAAACAAAACAACAACAAGCCGAATCGATGGCAATTCGCATCGAGAATCTTCGTACTATCGAGCCCGTCACCGAATCACAAAAAGACGCATGGTCATCATGGCGCGAGGGAGATAACCTCGCCATGGTCGGTACTGCGGGTACAGGTAAGACATTCCTTGCACTCTATCTTGCACTCGAAGAAGTCATGGACAAGTCAACACCGTATGAGTCGATACGTATCATTCGTAGTGCAGTACCTACACGAGAGGTTGGGTTTCTGCCAGGAACCATTGAAGAGAAACTTGATGCATTCACTGGACCCTATCGTGCAGCTACCGCAGATCTCTTTGAAGATGATCGTGCATACGATAAGTTAGTCCACAACAAATACATACAGTTTGAATCCACCTCGTATATTCGTGGTGTGACATTTGACCACAGTATTGTTATTGTAGATGAGATGCAGAACCTCAACTTTCATGAACTAGATTCTGTTATCACACGAATAGGACATTGTTCTAAAATCATTTTCTGTGGGGATTACAAGCAGTCAGATTTTAAACAGACCGGAGAGAAGAACGGTATCAACACGTTCCTTGAGATCCTTGAACAACTCAAACATTTCTCCGTGGTAGAATTCTCTTGGGAAGACATTGTCCGTAGTGGCCTTGTGAGAGACTACATAATGACTAAAGAGTGGATGGGTCTTTGATATGCAAAAAACAAATTCAATTCAAGATTTTCTTAGACTAGATCCTTCGATCCCCATCGATGGCACCTTCGTTGATGCGGGTGCTGCGAGAGGTGCGTTTACTCACAGGGCATTAGAACAACCTTATAGGAAAATAGTCGCATTCGAACCTCATCCATCATTCTATGGTAAACTCTGGAATGAATTTTTTAACGTTCCTAGATTTCAGGTATTCAATAAAGCACTTAGTTCTCAGGCCGGATATGTCGATATGAACATCTGTAAGAGTGGAGTTGGAGGTGAATTATCTTCCCTTGAAGTAACTCCACCGTCACCTTATAGAGTAGTTAACACAGAGTGTGTGACCTTAGACAGTTATGGTATCGATGATCTTAACTTTATAAAGATGGACGTGGAAGGTCACGAACTCGAAGCACTAAAGGGTGCAGAACAAACTCTACTAAACAATTCACCCATGATCAAACTAGAGATGAGTAAACACCAACAAGAGACGTTTGACTATCTACGTGAGTTAGGGTATAGAGTTGTTGGTCATGTCATAAGACGTGATGTTATACCATTGAATGATGAAGTTGAAGTAGTTGGGAATGGATGGAAGTGCGGTAATTATACATACAGTCGAGAACGATATGCTCGAGAATGGTCTCGACCAGCGTTCGCAGACTGGCCACGAGATCTTAATCCCTTCTGGGGTGATTTCATTTTCACAAAGGAAAAGTAAAATGTCAGACTTATTCGATTTTGGTTTTACTGCGGTAACAGAAGACGAACTTGATGTGGTTCGTGATACACAGTCGCAGGTAGAAACCACAACAGATACACTAGATAAACTGTACAATGCGATTACACCGTTATTGAACAATCTAAAGGCCAACCCTGAAAAGGATTACATTTACTGGCCTAACCGATTAGAGAAGGTAGAACAGTTTGAAGATCATTTGCAATCTATTTACAAGGGGTCGTAGACCAATGAACCGTGAAGCAGTATTCGAACAACTTAAAATTGACGAGGGAGTAGTCAATGAAATTTATTTGGACCATCTTGGGTACCCGACCTTCGGAGTGGGACATCTCGTGCTTGAGCGAGATCCAGAACACGGACAACCAGTCGGAACACCCGTCAGCGAAGAACGAGTACGCGAATGTTTTGAAAGCGATCTCGACTTGGCTATAAGTGAGTGCGTTGCGCTCTATGGTGTGGATGTGTGGGAAGGTTTCCCCGATGAGGTACAACAGATCCTTGTGAACATGATGTTCAACATGGGTCGAACTCGACTATCTAAATTCAAGAAAATGAACGCTCACGTAATTTGTGGTGAGTGGACATCTGCGGCTGTTGAAGGTCGTGATTCTTTATGGTATCGTCAAGTGACGAACCGTGCAGAACGTTTAATGGAGAGAATGGAGAATATTTAAATCATGGCGAAGTATAGCCGATTTGATCCTCGTAATAAAAAGAAAGGTCGTCACAAAAATCAATATCTGGGTCGTACACCGAAACCCGTACACCGTGAACCAGATGCCGATGACAAAAACTTACAACAATACTATGAGGCTTTCAGAGTAAGTAAATGACCAATTGGTTCCGCGAACCAATCTCCAATCAACCGATATTCGTTAACGATTCTTATGAGATTGATTGGCGCGGAACGTTAGGAGTTGGTGACATTCTGTATGGTTTGAATTGTGCACACCAACTTGCACATCTGCACAACCATCACATCCGTATGAACGTGTTCTGGAAACACGATGCAGACTTTCTGTATCACTATGAAGATCCAGAAACGATCATCGAACGCACCCAATACTTACACAACATGTACCACCGTCAATCGGATGTTACCCTCAACCATATATTCAATTCTACGGATGATGACATTGAGAAAAAACGATGGCGGGGGTTTGGCCACAAGAGAGACCCACAACGAGTTCTGTCGTTTCATCACTGGATGTTTCGAAAAGAATTGTGGACTACGGGTCGTCCCAAGAAGGTGGTGTTTTGGAGACCCACATTCAATCGTGAGATACCATCGGGTGGTAAGAAGTGGAAGATGACATTCTCTGTCAAAGAGTGGGAACGCATTATCCACTTTCTGGAACTCAAGGGATACGAACTGGTTGAACTGACATATCGTACACCCATAAGTGAGGCCTTCTATCATATACGTACATCCAATTTCTGTATCTTCTATGACGGTATGTGGCAATACATCGCACGTAATCTTGGGAAACCAGTGATTACCTTGGGGGGTAGTTCTATATGCAAGGTGCATAGTCCACAAGGTGTTTACTTTGCACGTCCACACGATGAGGATAATGATTTTTGGGATTACCTATATAATTTACCAAAGAACGAATCGCATCTAGAGAGTCGTGCGAACCGATACAAAACCAAATTATGGGAATCGTTAAATGTTTCAGATTGACCGTGCAGTGATAGAAGTCAATGGGGGTTGCAACTACTCGTGTTCGATGTGTCCGCAGGACATGCGTACCGGAGGACGACACAAGGGTTTCCTCAAGAAGATGTCTCTCGAAGAGTTTGAGTCTAATGTCGCAGACTGTGCAAAACACGGCCTGAGAGTCGTGAACCTTGACGGTTCCGGAGAGGCAACACTGAACCGTGATCTACCCAAGTACATCGAGATTGTCAAGAAGTACAATGCAAAGGCATTCATCTTCTCGAACGGTCACAACATGCACGGTCAGTACATGCGAGACTGTGTCGATGCAGGACTAGACTTCTATCGATTCTCGTGGATTGGTTCTGATCCTGTAAAGTATGATGAGTGGATGTACAATCGTATTGGTGGTGACTATGGATCAACATGGGACAAAGTCGAAGCCATGCAAAAGTATGTTGAAGAGACTGGTAGTGAATGTACAGTTGCAACCTATCATCTCATGACTGAAACAGAAGAAGATGCATTCAATAAGGAACTCGCTGCATACCAGAACATCGTCAACACATTGGGTGTTAAGACAGAAATCTGGAAGATGCACAACTGGTCGGGAGTCTATGATCCCGTCAAAGAAAGAGAAGGAGCAAAGAAAACTTGTGGAAGACCTTTCAGTCCAGATCTGGTTATTCGGGCTGGCGGCTTGGATGGGAAGCGTGGTGCTGTTCATCCCTGTTGTCAAGTTCTTGGAAGAGATGAGGAGGGAATCCTCGGCTACACTAGCGAAAACACCGTGGAAGAAATCTGGTTCGGTGAAGAGTACGAGAAACTCAGAGATCAACACACACGGGGAGACTATCCGTCATTCTGTGTTGACTGCGACTTCCTTGTCGATGATCCGGAAGTTTTAGTCTGGACAAACCACGGTCGTGATCTACACCACATGCACGGTACCGAATTCGATCTGGAAGATTACAGATGAAACCCGAAGTCTGGATGATACAGATACGAGACAATCCAGTCTCGATGTATTATCGTGGCCGCGTCGAAGAGTCTTGGAAAGACTATGATCTCAAATTCTATGACGCAGTAACTCCCAAGGATTTCGAAAACGAAAACTTCAATCACTTCTTGAACTTCGGAAAGAAACGTGGTACAATAGACTTCTCTCTAACTGAAAAAGCAGTATGGTACAGTCACGTCAATCTATGGGTGAAGGCCAGACGCAAACCAATTTTAATTATAGAACACGATGCGTTACTGGTGGAACCGATTGACTCAGATTGGTTTGAGAATGATATGGTATGTTTTGGTCATACAGGTAAACGTAAAGTATTACTACCCGGCCTTGCATATTACTTAACACCCGATCTTGCAAAGAGAATGGTCAACGATGTAAAGAATATAAGTAAGATCACATGGAATTCAGATGGCACGATTAATGAGTACTGTAGAAGGTATGGAGAAATGGAATCGAGTCATGTAATGCAGGTGAACAATAGATCACTTGGAACCACAATAGAGCATCCTAAATCATGAGAAGATTAATTTATCAAGTCTGTCTGGGAAAGGCAAAGAACTCAGCATTGTATAGGCATTGTATAGGCAGTGTCGGAGAATACTGCAAGAGACACGACATAGAACACATGGTTCAGTCGCGACCACTTCTGAACATCACACCCGATCCCTTCATGTCTAATCGTAGTAAAGACGCCACTGCCAAACACGGTGGTTTCCTACCTATCTACGAGAAAGAGAACGCATTCAACCACCTTGACGACTATGATCAGATTGCAATCATCGATGCAGATATTTTTATTCGTGAGGACGCACCAAACATCTTTGATGAGATGGAAGATGATAAGGCCTTTGGTGCGGTGTGTGAACGTGAGATGCCGATCAATGAGAAGTACAAAGGCAAGATTACCAACTACTCCATGATGCAGTATCAGTCGTTACACAATACAAAGATAGGTATCGACTTCAAACCAAATAACCTTGGATTTGAGTTCTTCAACATGGGCATGATTGTTCTAAATTGTGGGAAGTTTAAACCATACCTAAAAGGACAAACCGCAGAAGAGTTTATCAAACGCGGAGAGTTCATGGACTTTGTGAACGGCCGAGGGGCATTTAAGTGGAGTACCGATCAGACTCTACTTAATTGGTTCATAAAGAAGTATCGAGTTCCTGTACAACACATGGACTCGAAGTGGAATGGACTGTATACTGCAAATACTAAAATCAATGAATGTCACTTTGTGCATTTCTTCTTAAAAGATTTGTTACCAGATCAGGGTGAGAACGTTGCGGAGTTGATGCGTCTAATATGAACTATGAAGAAAAGACACAACTATACGCAACATGGGGGGATAAGTATTTACAACACACCGACGTGTTATACTCAATTCAATATGAGGATACGTTTAAACCCATAAACATTCAATTATGTCTGTGTGAAATTTGTGATAGTGATTGTCCATTCTGTTCAGTGGCCGCACGACCACTCAAGAGTTATATCCCGTGGGAAAAACTAACCAAGATGTTAGTTGATTTTAAAGAAATGGGTGCAAAGGCATTAGAGATTACGGGTGGTGGTAATCCACTACTTTATCGTGACCGTGAAACAAAGAAAGACATCAACGATGTTATTCGATTTGCGGGTGAGTTGGGTTATGATATCGGCATTATCACCAATACTGAAAAGTTGGAACGTCACCTAAACCCCGAAATCTATGACTATATTAATTGGATTCGTATTTCTTTGATCAAGTTAGATGAGGGTAAAGATCCTGAAGATTATGATTTTGGTTCATTCCCAACCGAACGCCTTGCACTTAGTTACATCATATATGATGGCACTGGTGATGAACCCGACATATTATCTCGTACAGGTAAAGTCTACGAAGGTACAACACCGGAGACTATTGAACGAATTGTCAAATTAGTAGAACTGAATCCGGCCGTGAAGTTTGTTCGCACTGGAGGGAATTGTCTTGATGAAGGTTATCAACTTTCAGTGTATGAGAAATATAAAGACATTATTCAGAAACTAGACAGGTTCGATAAGTTCTTTATCAAAACATCATACGATCATTCTGACGCATACGATAAGGGATGTTACGTAGGCCTGACCCGCCCATATATTGCACCCCATCCCGAAGGTGGGGATTATCAAGTCTATATCTGCACAAGTCATGTATTGGAGAGTCGCACATATGACCTAGATTATTCTTTGGGAAGTATTGACAATGTCAAAGAAATATGGGATAATTGTAATCTGAGTTACGCTAAAACTGGCGTGCCTTATGAACTCCGTGGTGCAGGGAATGGTGGTTGGGGAGATGCATGTAACACATGTTTCTATTACAACAACAACAAACTGTTACATACGGTTGCCCAAACAATGGATATTGATGATCGGAACTTTGCATGACAGAATATGATGAGAGTTATTATACAACAGGCAATTATGAAGACTACCTAGACCGCAGACCGGAGTTCGATGAACTTGCTGCAGAGTTGTACAGTCTATTATCGAGTCTAGACCATATGGAAGGCCCAATCCTTGACTTTGGGTGTGCGACTGGCATGTTGCTTGATGCATTTCAAGATCTAGGTATCGAAGGTGAGGGTGTGGAGATTTCCGAATGGGCCCGACAAGAGGCACAAGAGAAAGGTCACACGGTACATGAAGAGTTGTCAGATAATCATCACTACCCAGTGACGTTTGCACTTGACGTACTTGAACACATGGAAGAAGATGAACTCGATGAGTTCCTTTACAATCTCACCACAGACGTTCTGGTATTTCGTGTTCCCACAGTTTTGGATGGAGAAGAAGATTACTATATCGAAGAGGCACGACTCGATCCAACACACAAGATCCGTTGGACAGAGGAAGAGTGGAGGTATGAAATCGAACAACACTGTTACTTTGTTATACCCTTGATGTTACCCAACATCTATTGTGCAGATGGAGCCTATTGTGGTCTTGCGTTTAAGTTATGATACACCCCAGTGCGATTATAGAGTGTGAAGTTTTTGAGTTAGGGGAAAACTGTTACATCGGCCCCAACTGCAAGATCACATGTAAAGAATTCAGGGCAGGAGATTATCTCTGGATGCCCGCAAATGTGGAGATAGGACGTGGAGGTTGTAATGGCCCTAACAGTATTGTTCATATTGGCAATTCTGTTGGTATCTTTGAAGGCACTGTCATTAATCCTTCAGATCGGATCACGATTGGCGATTGTGTTGGTATCGGCGCTGATTGTCTTTTATGGACTCACGGCGCTTGGTGTGACCCTCTTGATGGTTTTCCCTTCTCTTTTGCCCCTGTTACCATAGGGAGTAACGTCTGGTTACCCGCAAGGTCAATCATGTTACCAGGCTCCAGTATTGGTGACAACTGCGTGATTGGCACTGGTTCAATCATCACAAAGGATATTCCATCTGGATCACTCGCAATGGGTTCTCCGTGTAAGGTAGTCAAAGAAAATGAATACCCTAAGAAGTTGTCTCTGGATGAGAAAGACGAAATACTTAAAGATATTGTCAAACGATGGAATGCACAATTATCACACAAAGGTGAGTCTATGGTACAGTGTAGTGTATACCATGGCGTTATTTGTATTCGAAAAAACACATGGATTGACTGTATTGATTATCGCATAGTGGGTCAACAGGATAACATCACCGAAGACCTTCGTGACTTCCTACGTCGGCATGGTATACGCATATATAACGGACAACCCTTTAAATCATTGAGCCCTAGTTATGAATCTAGTATTGAGTCCCCACCCCGATGATGCAGAATACTCTGTCTCAGGCACAATTCTAAAGAGTACAGACGAATGGAAGATTGCCACCCTTTCTGCGGGTGGTGATAATGATGACACGGCCGGAAGTTCACGTCTCGTTGAGAGTGAAAGTTTTTGGTCTCTCTATCCCGTAGAACATGTTGGTATAGACTACAAGACCATTGATGAGATGCGAGATCACGAACTGGTCTCTTTGATCGATGATCTTGTGGTGGGTGTCGATACGATCTATGTTCCCCCATTAGAAGATAATCACTTTGAACACCGAAAGATCAGTGGTGCCGCTCGTGCTGCGACACGAGGAAAGGCCATCACCCTGATTGAATATCACACGCCATCAACAAAGTCCGTATGGAACCCCAACCTGTTTGTTGATGTTACAGACTATTATGAAATCAAAAGAAAACGCATCTACGAATGTTTTGAATCACAACGAGACAGATTTTATTTCTCTGAAAAGAACATCGAGATTTTCCATGAGGATTATTTCTGTCGTTTACGTGGTCTAGATAAGGTAGAGAAATTCAGAGTGGAGTACCAATTCAAGTGAAAATTATAAGTCACCGTGGTAACACACACGGGCCCAATGCAATGACAGAGAACCATCCGATGCAGATCGATAAGGTTATTGGAATGGGGTATGATGTGGAGATCGATCTATGGGGTGGAGACGGACTTTGGTTAGGACATGACGAACCACAATACCCAACGACAAAGGAGTGGTTGACGGATCGTTCTCGCAATCTGTGGATTCACTGTAAGAACATCGAAGCGATGGCTTGGTTGCGTCAGTATGCACCTCATCTACATTACTTCTGGCATCAAGAAGATGACTACACGTTGACATCACACGGTTGGTGTTGGGCATATCCAAACAAACCCGTACCGAAATCGAATCCCGAATCGTATTATAGTCTACGTTCGGTGTGTGTTATGCCTGAGATATACAACTCCGATGCGAGTAACTTCCAAGCAATATGTACTGATTATGTTAAAACTTATACTGTTTGATCTCGATGGGGTTCTTGTTGACGCAAAGGACATACACTACCAAGCATTGAATCGTGCTTTGGGTAAACACTTTGCCATCACGCCCGACGAACATCGCAACCTATATGACGGTCGTAAGACTCGCGAGAAGTTGGAGATGTTGACTGCGACCAAGAAGTTGCCAGTCGAACTACACGATGAGATCTTTGATAAGAAACAGGCCATCACTGTACAGATGATGCACGAGTTACCGATCAACACATGTGCACTTGAACTATTTCAGAAACTAGAAGAGTCTGGATACACGATTGGTGTGTGTTCAAATAGTATTCGTCGCACCGTTCTGACGGCATTATCTAAGAGTGGACTCATCGAATACTGTTCAGTGATCCTATCCAATGAAGATGTCAAGAACTCAAAACCCCATCCAGAAATCTACTGGAAAGCAATGTCGATGATGGGTTGTCTTCCTGAAGAAACCATGATCATCGAAGACTCTCCCCCAGGCCTTCTTGCAGCTGCACGTTCTCGCGCATCCTACATACGAGTGGTTAGTCCAGAACAAGTGACTGTAGATAATCTACTAAACCGAATACAGGAGTCAAAAACTACAATGGTCAAGAAATGGAAAGATGAGAGACTGAATGTTCTCATCCCAATGGCGGGTGCGGGATCACGATTCGCACAAGCGGGATACACCTTCCCCAAACCCCTGATTGATGTCAACGGTAAACCAATGATTCAAGTTGTTGTTGAGAATCTTGGTCTCGATGCCAACTACATCTTTGTTGTGCAGAAGGAACACAAGGAACGTTTTCATCTAGAAAACATGTTACCTCTCATTGCACCCAATTGTAAGATCGTAGAAGTTGATGGGATCACTGAAGGTGCAGCTTGTACTGCACTTCTCGCAAAGGAATACATCGACAATGATGCACCATTGTTCTTTGCAAACTCTGATCAGTACGTTGAGTGGGAACCTCTTCAGTTCATGTACGACATGCAAGAGACGGAGGCCGATGGAGGTATCGTCACATTCAAGGCGACACATCCCAAGTGGTCATTTGCAAGGGTCAATGACTTTGGGGTTGTCACGGAGGTTGCAGAAAAGAATCCTATCAGTGATAATGCAACCGTAGGTTACTACTATTGGAAACATGGTTCAGACTTTGTTAAGTACGCAGAACAGATGATCGAGAAAGATGTTCGAGTGAATGGAGAGTTCTATGTGTGTCCCGTATTCAATGAGGCCATTGGGGACAACAAAGAGATACGAACCCACACTGCAAAGGCAATGTGGGGATTGGGAACACCGGAAGATCTGGAATACTTCCTCAAGGAGAAATAATGTCACAACGTAATTATCTAGAGATGCAAAAGAAACAGTACGAGAGTGCGTCTGGTCGATGGTCATGGGCCGCTCGGGATTGGGTTGTCGGACAATACGACAAACAAAACGAGTGGAAAGATTATGACACCCATCTGTTCCCCGAAGGTGTTGGTGGTCTTGCACTGGAGTACGGTTGTGGACCAGCAAGGAACCTAGTTCGTTATCGCAAAAGATTCGATCGGATTGATGGTACTGATATCGCAAAGGGAAACATTCTCAAAGCAAAAGATAATCTGGAACGTCAAGGAATAGATCTACCAAGACTAGAAGTCTGTGACGGAAAGTCGATCCCCTTTGAAGATGACTACTATGATGTGGTGTTCAGTGTGATTTGTATGCAACACATATGCAGTTACAGTATTCGGGACAGTATCATAAGAGACACTTATCGTGTGTTGAAAGAGGGTGGTCACTATTGTTTCCAGATGGGTTATGGTGGCAAACTGGAAGGCCATCCTTGGTATGAGTATCGAGAAGATCGTCATGATGTCAAGGGCACAAATGGTAAACACGATGTGTCTATCACCGATGAAAACGAAGTGATTGATCATCTGAGCGAGATTGGATTTACGAACATCAACATCTCAATTCGTGATGCGATTACAGGCGACAATCACAAGAATTGGATATGGGTACAGTGTCAGAAATAAAAGTTGCAGTAGTCGTCACAGGCCTTGTTCGTGCAAAGAACTTGATGGGTGATGTGCGAAGGTACAATGCCATACAGAAAGAACGGTTTCCCAACTGCGACTTCTTCTACACGACGTGGGAGGATCAACGACCGATATTCGAAAAGAACTTTCCTAATGAAAAGTGTTTCTATTACCCTCAACCGGAGAACGCATATCATCCGTATCTGGACGTAAAACCCGAACACTACAATGAGATCACTGAGTTGTATGGCCCTCGTGTTACATGGGCTGAAGGATTGGATCACACTAGAAAAATTTGGACATCGCATCACGCAAAACAGATTCTCAACTACGCCTATATGTGTCGTGATATGCCACAAGATTACGATGTGCACATTAGAATACGGTTCGACAGTGTTATCAATAAGTTCCACCAATTTGACAAATACATAAAGAATGCGTATAATGAAGGTACTGTACATGGATTCGCGGTTACTCGTAAAAATGCATTCAACGAGTTCTACGAGTCGTCTACACCGAAACACAGATATTATATGTTAGATCAGTGTATCATACATCGCAGGGATGTGTTTGATACGCAGGCTGCAATCGATGCATTCAACGAGAAACGACTTCTTGCGGCAGAGTGGGGATGGTATCAGGCCCTCAGTCATCCGCATGGAGGCAATCACAAGAATCATCATGGTTTTATTAATATGGACGGAGATGTGTTACCTATGTTTATGATGGAGCATACGTGAAAAAACTAATACTACAACACTGGACCGGCCCGTTGGGGGAACTAGAAATACTCTCGAAGGCAAACATAGAAGAGTATGCAAAGTTCTGTGACGCAGACTACCACTTGATAAAGGGTAACGTGTTTAGGCCTCATCTATCAACACCATGTCAAAAGATGATAATGCTTGATCCCATGTTTGATGAGTATGACATGGTCGTGATGATGGATATCGACATGTTTACTCGTAAGGGTAACACCATGAACATCTTCAATGATGACACGGGGATTGGCCGTCACTACGGTATTCAACCCCATCTACGAAGAAACCTTTTCAATCGTTTCCCCCTGTTGGGTGATCCACGATATCCTTACTGGGGTGGGTCAATCTATCGTCTGTCTCTCGAAGTTCGTAAACGTCTACGCATTCACATGAACGATTATGAGATGGATCATTTTAATAACAATTATGAAGACGAAGGTATCATGCATCGTCTCGCAGTCAAGGCAAAGATGTCAGAAGAGGGTGCGTATCTAGATGATGACAAGTGGAATCGTTCATCGTTTGAAGAGAACGTAGAGGACGGATATATAATTCACGTAAGGAAGAAAATGAAGAACACACCAGGCCGTCCTTCTCCTAAACAGGATAAGATTCTCAACTATCGGAACTTGGTTGATAAAGGAATAATAGAATGAAGATTATGATTACCGGCATTGCCGGTTTTATTGGATACCACACTGCCATTCGTCTTAATGAGTTGGGTCATGAGGTGTGTGGATTTGACAACATGAATAGTTACTATGATCCTCAACTCAAGTGGGAACGTGCAAGGCAACTAAAAGAACATGACATAGATTTCCGAACGGGTGATCTAAACAACCCCGAACGTATGTATGAACTGGTTGGTTCATTTAAACCTGATCTTTGCATACACCTCGCCGCCATGGCCGGTGTGCGTTACTCGATGGATCATGCAGACGAATACATTCGAGTCAATGCATTGGGAACATTGCATCTGATTAATGCACTTGAAGCCTCCAAAATTCAGAACGTCATCTATGCATCTACTTCGTGTGTCATGCACGGTAACGAACTCCCTTGGGGTGAACCCGAATACCTGTATCCTCAGATCAATCCGTATGGTTATACCAAGGCAATCACAGAGTCACAGTTTCATATCTCCAAGATTCCAAACGCAGTGGGTCTACGGTTCTTCACGGTGTATGGCCCGTGGGGTCGACCAGACATGGCACTCTTTGATTTCACCAAGAACATTCTTGCAGGTAACCCGATTACTCTGTTCAACTATGGTGACATGAAGAGAGACTTTACCTATGTCGATGACATTGTGCAGGGTATTGAGTGTGTAATCAATAATATGACACCTCGTGATATGTACTCTATTGGCCGTGGTGAAGTAGTGGAACTACAACGTTTCGTTGATGCGATTCAGAAGTCTTTGGGTGTTGATGCCATCATCGAGTATGGACCCAAACACCCCGCAGACGCAAAAGAGACTGCGAGTGACACCACGAAGTTACAACGTATTGGGTATGCACCAAAGACATCGATCGAAGAGGGTGTGGATAATTTTGTGAAATGGTATCTGGAGTTTTATCATGGGAAGTAAGAATCTGATCTACCAATACTGGGACGGTAACGTAAGACCCAGCGCACAGTATGGATCAGACTGCATGAAGGCCTACGCAGAGAAGATCGGCGCAGACTATCTGTTTGATCGCAATGCAGGGTTTGGTCAGTCGCATAATCTTGGTCGAGTGTCACCCTACTACGGATGTTTCAAACCCGTGTTTGACGATGCGATCATTGATCAATACGACAAGGTCATGTTCTGTGACACTGACATCTTCCCATTAGAGAACTGTGATGAGAATATCTTTGACACCTTTACGGGTGAGTTAGGTATGGCCACAGAACCTCTCCAACCTGAGTATCGATATGATCAGAAGTTAAGTAAGCAGTGTAACGAGGGAACAGAGAATCGGTGGGCGAAGTTAGTCACAGACAAGTATGATTGTGAGTTACCCAAAGACGAAGTAGGACGATACAAGGTGTACAACTCCGGAGTTGTTCTTTATTCGAAAGAGGGTCTACGTAAGTGTCGTGAACAGTTTCAACCGTTTGGCGATTACGTCTTGATGTGCGAAAGTGACAATGTGATTCGGGGTAAGGTATATGGAACAGACCAAGGGTATCTACATGCCATGGCCACGTCAATGGATATCGACTTTGTTGAGTTAGACAACGAATGGAATCGATATATCACATGGTGTCCCTATGATGCGCCGGGTGGTTTCCAACGTCGTGCGGTAGATCCTCGTACAGAGAACACCAAGTTTGTGCACATCCAGATGCGAGGTGCAGACAACCAATCCAATGAATGGCATTGGACAATTGCAAACAAACCAAAAGAGGAATGGATGCAGATGAACAACGGGGTCTTTATCATATGAGAATCTACTGTCTAGGGATGTCGCGAACAGGGACAACAACGTTTACGGATTACCTTGCAAACTATGGCTTAAATGTGATACACTATCCTTCACAGATGCAATTGATGGGTGGTGCTGGGGATGGTGCATCTGACATTCCCGTCATACCTGTATACAAGGATCTCGATAAAATGTTTCGGGATGCGAAGTTTGTATACCTGACTCGTGAGAATTGGGTTGATGCAGTCGAACCTTACTTTCTACGTAAGACCGGCCGCAACTACGGAAGTGCAACGACGGTGTTACGTGAACAGGTATATGGTTCTGTACTATGGGATCGACAAAAGTATGGTGACGCATACAAACGTCACGATTATGATGTTCGAGAATACTTCATGGGTCGTGATAACTTTTTGGAAATGGATCTTGTCGGGGGTGAGTCTCCGCAACGTCTAAATGATTTTTTGGGATTACCAGATTGGGGATTGGATTTTCCTAAATCTAATTCGCGAGAGAAGACTTGGAACAAATGAAAGCATACGTTATAACATTGACTGACGACAACGATTCGATACAGGGTGCAAGAACACTGGTTGAATCTGCCAAGAAGCATGAGAACACATTTAATATCCACACGTTCGATGCTGTGACACCCGAACAAGTAGACACGTTGATGAAACACTGGGATCTGCGGTGGAACTGGCCATGGGATACGGGTGATATCGACTTGCAGTCCGGTATCTTCAAACAGGCGTATCTAACCTCAAACAAGAATCGACGCATTGCATGTTTTCTTTCTCATTACAAACTATGGCAAGAATGTGCATCCACAAACCAATCCTTGATGATCTTTGAACACGACGCAATCATTCTCAAAAAGATGTTGTGGGAGAAGTTGGAAGACTGTGGATTTCAGGTCATAGGATTGAATGATCCCCGACGTGCCACACGTAAGTCTGAAGTATATCATGAAGCCGTACAGAAACAGGATGGGTTCTGTGTTGCAGCCCCGAAGATCGACTTAGATAACATTGCTCAGGGTCTCGCCGGAAACTCTGCATACTACATCAAACCCGAAGGTGCAAAGAAACTAATCGAACTTGTTGATGAGTATGGGGCATGGCCTAATGATGCAATCATGTGTCGTCAACTAATGCCTAGACGTTTGGGACAGGTCAAGAATTACATGACCACTATCCAACGAATGGTTTCAACGACGACGAACTAATGCGAGTTGCGGTTGCAGTGGGTGGTCAACTCCGCATGTCAGATGATATGTTGAGATTGACATATGATCTATGGAGAGATGCATTCCCAACCGCAGATATAATCCTTGCTGTGTGGTCTCAAGACTATGCAGAACGATCTGAGATAGTTGATTCCTTTGATGCTAAGGTAGAGATTATTGAAGAGTATGACATTCACTACCATCCATACGAAGAGAATCGTGACGTGGTCGACACTTGGAACTTCAAGAAGAAATTGTTGTTCCCTAATCCCACGCGACACCTTCATCAAACAAAACAGATTCTTAATCACAACAAGCTGATGAAGAAGTATGGTTCGGATTACGATGTGGTTGTTCGAACACGATTCGACTCTATCACAAGTCCGGTACAAAACTTCGAACCTTATCTTCGAGACTGTTATGAGAACGGAACTGTCATATCCATACAGGACATGTCTGCTGTCAAGAAAAAGAGAAAGTTCTTTTCGATATATAATCTACACAATCCACGAGCAGATCAGTACATGGTGTTTGATGGTGGTCTGGTTATACATTCCGTTGATCGATGGAAACCAGATTTAGTGGAACACCTACATAATACCAAGAAGTTACTTGCTGCAGAGTTTGGATGGTGGCAAGTATTGGTAGGTGATAGAGACGTGGCCTACAAGATATATGATGGTGGTGCACAACTTACAAGGTGTGTCAAGAAGACTGACATACAATTAACCAAAGAATGGATGAATAAATGAAATCCTTTGTAATTACAATCATGGATATGCCGGAGTCGGTCAAGGCCGCGAAACGATGTATTGCTTCAATGCCTGAGTTCAATGTGCAGATGTTTAAGGCAGTCACTCCCAAAGACAATCCCGAAAAGATGATGAAACAAAAGGGGATCGACAACTCGTGGTTCCTTGGGTTGGATCAGGGAAAGTTCTCTCGTATGCATCGGTGTCAGGCCGCATTCTTGTCACACCATACTCTTTGGGAGTGGTGTGCAAACAACAATGAAGAAGTGCAGATCTTCGAACACGATGCGGTTCGGGTTGGTAATCTGCCCATGCATATCGAACATCGTGGTACAATAACAATCGGTCAACCAAGTTACGGGGAGTACCACGTACCTCGACACATCGGTGTGCAACGATTGATGCACAAACAATACTTTGGGGGTGCACACGCATATAGAATGAAACCCAAGGCAGCTCGTTCTATCATTGCACATGCACGGGAGTACGCCTGTGCGACAGATGTGTTTTTGAGAAACGAATTTTTTCCGTGGTTAGAAGAGTACTATCCCTGGCCTGTTATTGTGAAAGACACGTTCTCAACTATTCAGAATGAAGGTGGGTGTTCGGCAAAACACGGATATGATAAGGAAACGTACAAGTTGTTATGAGTATTACAGTGTGTTGTGTTCTCTGGGGAGACAAATTTGGTGTGGAGTATGTACACAATCTCAAGGCCGCGGTATCGAGAAACACTACCGTACCACATGAGTTTGTGTGCCTATCGGATCGCAAGATAGAAGGTGTGAAGACAAAACTGTTGAAGCCTGGATATACGGGATGGTGGAACAAACTCCAACTGTTTGATGGTGAGATCAAGGGTCGTATCGTCTATCTGGATCTAGACACCATCATCACATCCAGTATCGATTGGTTGATGAACTACTCAGGTAACTTTGCTGGCATTGAGGATCTGGGTGTTGCGAATCAACATCAACAACACCTCAAGGGTGTGTTACAGTCCGGTGTGTTGGCGTGGAGAAGTGAAGCAATGGACTACGTCTGGTTTGAGTTTTCTTTCAATAAGAATACCGTTGTGAATCAGTTTCGGGGTGACGGTGAGTATCTAAATTCAGTGGTGAAACGTCGAGACCTATTACAACAACTCTACCCCAAGAAAATACAGTCATATAAGTACGAGGTGTACCCTCAAAGATTAGATAGTACATCGATCATCTGTTTTCATGGACGACCTAGTATCATACAGGCGATGAATGAGTCAGTGACGACACCGATGAGAACGTATTGGCCACAAGAGTGGGTGAAGGATTATTGGAATGCCAACGAAAGTAATTAATATTTTAGGTAACGGAGACCGAGCACATTACTGGAACCAACATGACCGTAAGGGAATGAATCTTCTGTGTAACATGCCTCCGTTCGATGTAGATCCTAAGACTGTGTTTGGAACAGTCATGGTTGATTTTAAGATGATGATGGCCTTGACTGAAGGTTCAATCGCACTAAATCAATATCAATGGATTTTGGGTACCCGCCCCCGTATCTGGATGTATGAACGATCTGCATTCCATCTCAAGTATGCACCCAATGTGCGGGAGTTCTATACCCACGTTCCTAAGTATGCTGGTAATGCAACCAACTTTAATTGTGGTCACATGGCAACGCACTATGCAGCTGCACGTCATAAAGCAGATGAGATCCATATGTTCGGGTTCGACACTTTGTTTGATTTTAACATGAGGAGTTACACCGACGTTGTCTTGTCTAGTGATCGATCACAAGTCAACAACTATCGACTACTGAACAACTGGAGACCAATCTGGAGAGATATCTTCCGTGAGTTCAAGAACACCAAGTTTGTTTTGCACCACAATCACGACAATCTAAAGATCCCTGTACTTGACAATGTTGAAGTAAAGGTGTATGATGAGGGTAAGCTATCAAAAACACAACTGAAAGAGGATGTGTCTGATATTAGTGATGGCCGAGGTATGGAAGTGCCAATTGACACTGCACCATTAAATCGTAAACAAAGGCGTGCACAAGAAGCATTGCAACGCAAGGCAAAATAATGGTACAACGAAAACGACACATCGCCAAGGCGTTCAGTTGGAGAGTAGTTGGTACACTTGACACATTTGTGTTGGGTTGGTTATTCACTGGATCTGCGACCATTGGTGCAGCGATTGGTGGTGCAGAAGTCATCACCAAAACGTTTTTATATTATTTCCACGAACGTGCGTGGTACAAGTACATTAAGTTTGGATTGAAAGATGTTTGAACATGTAGGGATCGATCTGGGTTACGAAGACCTAGAGGCAATCACAACTGACAAGGGTAGACGGTATGTCATGGCAGACGGATCGCACTACCCATCGATTACAACCGTTCTATCGATACTGAGTGAAGATGGTATCGCCGCATGGAGAAAGAGAGTTGGACACGAAGAAGCTGACAAGATATCTTACAGAGCATCTCAACGAGGAACAGCTGTACACGAAATTATTGAGAGATATATCGACAACAAAGAAGACTATCGTGACGGTTTCATGCCTAACGTTGTTTCTGATTTCTTCTCCATCAAACCCATACTGGATTCACGGATTGGAAAGGTGTACGCTCAAGAAGTCCCGCTTTACTCTGACTACCTTGGTGTTGCGGGGAGAGTCGACTGCGTAGCCGAGTTCGATGGTCAACTGTCCATCATTGACTTTAAGACTAGTCGTCGATTCAAGTCTCGAAATCATGTCACGAACTATTTTCAACAAGAAGCCTTCTATGCAATTGCATGGGAAGAGAGAACGGGTATTCCCATTACACAGTTAGTTACACTGATTGTGGTAGATGACGGATCAACGCAAGTATTTGTTGAACACCGTGATGACTGGGCCGGAGAGTTGCAGCAAACAATAGAGAAGTATAATGAAAGACAGTATCCAGCAGATTCATGATGAAGTAGAGAACATGCCGTTCTCTCAACGACTCGCGACTGGTGAGTTGACGGATGGACAGATTATTGCATACATGCAGAATCAATACTTTATCTTTCAGTCAATGGAAGGATCGTTGAACGATGTGCCTCACCAATCACTCCGACGATGTAGAAAGATACGTGAATGTATCTCAGAGATGGGAGAAGAGATTGACGGTAAGTGGATGACAAAGGCCGTTCAGGATTACATCAACTACATTATTGGTGCAGAAGACTATCGTGAGAAGTGGATGTCACACGTCTATCTCAACTATATGGCCATGATGATGGGTGGTTCAATCCTTACAGAAAAGAATCCAGAAATGACGTGGATGTGGCATTTCGATGACCGTAAAGAATGTATCAAGGCAATCCGTGCAGAAGAAATCGATTGGGATCAAGTGCACGAAGGGTTTAAGTATCATCGTAGGATGTTAGAGGAACTAAACCATGTGGAATAATTTTATCGAACTTCAACGTGAACTGACAAGGATCTTCACATACTACTGTGAGAACCCAACACCAGACCACAACGAAGAACTGGGTCACTACAACTTCTATTGGAAGAATAAGAGGTTGGAACTGGGCCATATCAGTGTAGTCGATAAGAGAGATTCGCATGGTATTTGGATGATGCACTGTAACGCATATGCTCGTGCACATTATCCTATGCCGATCTACGGGTTCGATGTGGTATGTTCTAAAAAGAAAGTTACCGGATGTTTCCACGATCTGTCTCCCACGGGTTACAACGATATGATCATGCCTCGCAAGGAGGTGAAACGGGAAAGAACATTACCCGAATGGGCGGTAGAGATCTTCTCAGAAAACATGTTGGCGGCAGGTAACGTTACTGAAGAAGACGAATGCCTTGAATATGCAATGATGGGTATGGACAGTCTCGAAGCATGGTTCCTCAGAAGTGAGGCCTTGAAACCCATTGTCCCCGCAGTGAAGTACATTGGTCGTCGATCAAAGTACTGTCAGAACCAGTTGATGAATCCTCACAGTTTCAAGGTGATGGAGAATCTTGGGTTTCCGTCTGACTATCTTACTGAGTTTAAGACTTCTAAACAGTTTCCCTTCTAATCGATTTTTCCGATCGTTTTTAAAAAGTTTTACAAATTTTTCCATGAAAAAAGTGTTGACGGGCCCGCCAATCCATGAGATAATTACTACGTAATTTGAGATGAGGAATTGAGACATGGCACGAATTATCTACCAAACTGAGTACGAAATCGCAGAGATGCAGACTGCGGGTATTGACTTCAACCAAGCCCTTCGAATCATCAAGGGTTTCATGGGTACTGAAGATACTCTTGACGCTCTTCAAGGTTTTGAGAAGCGTTACGCGAAAGCGGAAGTTGATGCTCTTGAGACTGACGACTACGATTTCGACCACGAGTGGAGATACGAAGTCTACGCTTACAACCTTCTGGTTGAAGGTTTCGGTAAATTGTTTGCGCCTAAGGAGGCATAATCATGTTGAAGTTTGAAGGTGTTGCGAAGGTCGGTGAGTTCATCAAGGCGATGGATTTCCGTCCCCGCGAAGGTGTCGAAGATTCGTTTGTGATTGGTAAAGTTCTTCGTCATGCGCCGGCCCGTTGTGGTTACTACATCGAGTGTCGTTTCGACACCGAAGGTCAACGAGTCGGAGAAGAGGTTTTCGTCCCGTTCGGATTGTCGCCTTTCGCTGAGTGGGACGATCGTGTTCAGTATGTGAATGACGGTGCGATGCGTATGATTACTACTGGTCGGTAGTGTTTAAGATGGGGTGGATGCTTGCGAAGATTCCGAATGACAGGTATGTGGCACCCCCCATCATTTTTCGGAGTGTAGCACAGTTTGGTAGTGCACCTGCTTTGGGAGCAGGGGGTCGTTGGTTCGAATCCAGCCACTCCGACCACTATTCACGAGATGAATTATGACTATTCACCAAAAAAATGAGCAAAGTGTTGACATTTGTCGCCACCTATGAGATAATGTCTTTGTTGTTTGGGGAGATCTGGTCTCCCGACTAGGAACCTTCGGGTTCACTGCTTGCCCTTCTCTCTCTCTCTTCGGGCATCTGGCGTCGGGAATAGGAACTTCGGGTTCACTGCTTCTCCCCCTCTTTTTTCTCTTTGGAGTTTATATTATGTCTGACCAATCTATCCGCATTATCTTCGCTACTCAGTATCTTGAGAACTATGGCGCCCATGATTGGGACGGTGAGGGTGAGTGCCCTCAGTATTGGAAGCCCAAGGGTGGTGCAACCTATATCGTTGCTTGCACTCCCGAGCAGCTCGCGGATGTCGAGTGGTACAATGCCGTCGAGAATGGCATTGCCAAGCGCAATGACTACGAGCAGGAGTACATCCTCGATGTCAAGGTGGTCGATGCCATCGACTTCGTGGAGTCTGACTATGTCGACTTCTGGGAAGCTCCCATCAACGTTCACGTCTCTATCGGTGGCGACTTGTTGATGGAGCAAAACGCTCTCAACTTTGAGAACCAAGTGTGCGGTACTCGCCGCTGGGTTCAGAATGGCGAAGAGGGTCAGATCGGTACTACGACTTTTCAAGAGTTCGAGCCTGTCACTGTCGAGTGGCGTCTTGAGAAAGAAATGGAAATGCATGGGATAGCAGTATAATGTTGAATGATTTGAAAGAGATGTTAGAGTCTCATGATTGGTACTATACATACTCAGATGACCAGCGGTATTACAAACGCGGTATGGTCGAACGAGATAGAATCAATGCTGAGATTGATAGACTCACTGTCGAAGGTTTCCGGTCTGAGGCCTGTGCGCTGTACAATGAGTTGAAACCTGCTGACTTTTTTGAGAAGGAGTAGTCATGTATCCAAGGCGTAAACTTAAAGAAGGTGAATCGTGGAGTGACTATCTTAGAAAGATAGAGGACGCATATTACTCATATCACGGGCAGTATGGTCATACATTGAGCGCTTGTGGTCAGTATAATGCTGACCGAAACACTACTATGTACGAAATTGGTAGAGATGATTGGGGTGAAATACTCTATGTTCAGAGGAAAGTGGCGTTAGAAAAGGCGAAGGTATCATGGTAAAAGATAAGTACAAAGAGTACTACATGAACATTGCAATGGACACCGCTCAATTGTCCACAGCGATCAAAAAGAAAGTAGGTGCGGTTGTCGTCAAGGATGATCGCATCATCTCTGTAGGCTACAATGGCACCCCTTCTGGATGGGATAATGCTTGTGAGTATTGGGAAGCCTACCCCGAAGTTAAATGGGATGTTGCTGGTGCAGACTTAGACATTTATGGGGAGTATAAAACCAAACCCGAAGTTCTACACGCAGAGGCGAATGCAATCACCAAACTCGCACGGTCTACTGAGTCTGGAGAGGGTGCAACGTTATTCTGTACAGCGATGCCTTGTATCGAGTGTGGAAAGTTGATACACCAGACAGGTATAAATACTGTATACTACAGTGAGGATTATGAATCCTCGAAGGGTAGTGGTAAAGACTTTTTAATTAAGTGTGGTATCAAAGTAGAGAAAATCTAAGGAGAATTCTCATGGAATGGTTAATTTTAGCGTTAGTAGTAGGCGCAGGTGCGATCTGGTGGAAAGGACGCGAAGCTCGTCGTTCAGACGGTGCTGGTGGTTCTGGATCAGGTAACGGCGGTAGCGACCTGAAGTAATGAACTCCCGTCTGTTATTGAAGTATGTTATCGTAATGCCCATCGCTTTTGTTTGGGATGTGACTTACATGATCATATCTGGGATTTACGATCTTGCTACATGGATCGATCGTCGGGGTGAAAAATTTCTCGACAAACATTTCTCATAAAAAACGGGCCCCGCAATGGGGCCTCATCTTGACTTAACAATTTTTTTATTGTACACTATACGTTATGAATATCTTTTATCTTGATCCAGATCCAATCATTTGTGCAGAACAACACTGTGATGCACATGCCAGTAAAATGTGTGTCGAGTATGCACAGTTACTTTCTACTGCACATCGTGTGGTTGATGGTGACTACTACATCGGCCGTACAACCAAGGGGCATCGTATCAAACGATACTTTCACCCCGATGCACTCATGAACCATGAACTGTACAAGGCGTGTCATGTCAATCACCCGTCCGCAATCTGGGTTCGTCAGTCTGCCGCAAACTACAATTGGTTGTACGAACTCTGGGCGAACCTTTGCACCGAGTATACATATCGTTACGGCCGTACACACGAGTCGTGGCGTAAACTGGAGTATCATCTTTTATTGCCGCCTATGCAGATCAGTGACAGTGAGTTCACTCAACCTACACCGGCAATGAAACAATATCCGGAATGTATCGTCGAAGGGGATTCGATACAATCCTATCGCAACTTCTATTGGGCAGACAAACGTGAGTTTGCTCGATGGACTAAACGAGACAAACCTGAATGGTGGAACGAATATGAACGGGAAGGGAGACAAACCGCGACCATTAGCGGTTGATCACAAAACATTCTCCGACAACTGGGATAAGATCTTTGAGTCAGAGAATCCATTAGAAAGACCTTTCGATATGTGGCGTCACGAGTGTGCGAAAGAACGTGCAACGATGCTAGTAGAGAAAGGTAAGGCCTGTAACTGGTGCGGATTGTTTGAAGATGGCAGCTCGGATTAAGAAAAAGTTTACTGCAAAGAAGAAAACAACACTGGTACCCGAACCTAAGTGGGATCGTCTACGTAAAGCAAAAACCGAACAGGATCGGTACAACGCTTTTCTTTCGGTCGAAGATTATGTACACTATGAAGTGACTGATCGTGAATATCTTCATTCGATGAAGAAGTGGGTTCGAGACCATAGTGGTTGGGAAGTTGATTTGACAACACTACCCGACCCCTATCTTCTTGCGTTTGCGAAACAGGGTTGGAAGTACTTCCAATTGGGATATATGCCCGAACGTGTGGCCGAGTCTCTGAGGGACAACCTTCTACCTTTGTATCAACGTGGGGCAGAACTACGTGAAAAGATTTTCACGGAACCCACGATGCACCCGTCTGTCGTAGAGTTGGAGTCGGATCACAAACTACACCCCGACAAGGTGAAGACGTGGATCAGTGCATGGAAGGGTAACAAGGACATAGACTCGAAACGTTATGTGTCGAACATGCAGACCTATTTACGAACAGGTATATGGTTGGATGCATGTTATGGATTGAACCGTGAATACAAGTCAGTGCCTATCTGTATTGCTGTTGCATACGATCAGGAAGGCTTTGCGAAACGAACGAAGGGTGTCTA